TAACTCCTGCACTCCATCATAGTTGTCTCTATATAGATACTCTTTACCTGTATCTGTTAAGCAACCAATCATAACGAGTTTGTTAGTAGGTTCAAATGGGTCAAGATGCATCTTACCATTACGATTCGTAACAGTGTTTTCTACATCAAGTGTTAATTTCATGCTTCATACCTTCCTATTTGATAATTTAAATTACAATGAACGACACCATGCCATCCTGTAAGTTTATTCTTTACCACATTTAAATGTCTTTGTAAATCTTCTTCTGTCTCATCTTGTCGTGGTGGATTCTTAGCTATTAAAATCATCAGGTCAGCTTCAGCAGCTTTTCCTGTACGACTACCTTCCATCATACTTTGATTAAGCAACACCTTACCTTCAGCATCAGCAGATAATTGTGACATATAAAACATAGCACACTGATGTTCTTTAGCAATCATACGAGCATAAATTGCATTAGCTTTGAGTGCTTCGTCTGTCCTAGCAAAGCCACCTGTCCTAGCAAACTTATCTCCCATGTCTAGTATAACTACATCAGGCTTATAAGATTTACATACACTCTCAACCCAAGACATATCTCTACCTGTTGCATCCTTTATCTTAATATTGTTTTTGACAGGTGCATACAAGTCACGAGCCTTAGTAGGATTATTTTTTATCTCTCTCATAGTCATACCTGTTGATGCAGTTAAGTATCTAGCACCAACTCTATGACTTCCTTCTTCGTTACATAAGATAATACAATTAGCACCCTGATGAGCCAAACCATTTGGTCCTGCAATCATACTTGCATGGAAAGATGTCTTACCTGTATTAGGTCTAGCACCTATCTCAATTAAGTGACCTGCATTGATACCTTCTACTTGTCTTGTAAGTGTAGGTACATTGAAAGTCCAACGTGCTTCTAGGTCGTTCTTAGCTAATAGTGTTTCTATATCCATGTCATCCCACTCCACATTTAGGTTAGGTGTAAAATCATCTCCGTACAATTCTAGTATACTTCTAATAGGTTCTAAGCTTGAATGTGTTCCATTCACATAATCAAAACCTATGTTAGCAATATCTTCTCCAACAATCTGTTGGAATAGTTTAGACAAAACTTCTTGTGCTACATCTTCTCCTAATGGTTTCTCATTCTTTATCTGTCTAAACAAAGAACTATAGGCTTGCTTTTGAGCAGTAGTCATAGATGGATTGTTTGCCATAAACAATGCTTCAATCTCATCAGGTGTTACAGTACGTTCATATCTACTCATGGCATTATCTATAGCCTGTTTTATCTTTCGTGTATCCTTACTAAATAATCTATCAGGACACCTAGCTCCTCTATGTTCATCGTAAAACGATTTATCCATTAAACTTCTTACTAATGCTAGTTCCATATTATACCTCCTTTGGGGTTAGGGTTTTCAAATTTTCTATATCTTCTTCCAATCTATATTTTATATCATCTTTTAGTTTTAGTATCTTAACATCCTTTACATAAGAACGTAACTCTTTAGCAAAAGAAAGTGTCTTTGGTAAAGCATCAGGGTCAAGTGCGATGATAGTAGTCGAGAATTGAGACAGGAATCTTTTATGTGAGTCTAATAATGACGTACCCAAAACTGCTACCCCAACATATACATCACTACCCACACAAACTGCACTGATGCAATCCTCGACTACAACTGCGATACTACCATAGCCAAATGAATATGGCAAGCCTGAGTCACCATAACGTTTCCACTTAGGTATTTTGTTGTAGATAGACCTGCCTGTAGCATCAACAATCCTGCCATCAGATTTAATAGGGAAGACAACTCTGCTTTCCTTAACATCGTAATATAAATCTAATTCATTCGCATCAATAAGCCATTCAGCACACCATTCTTTAACTGCTTTGTTATCAGAGTGAGGAACAACGTATTCAGGTAATGCAAATTTCTTAGTATCTGTACTAACTGTTTTCTTTTGTATAGCACGTATTTCTTCAACAGTTAAATGTACACGACTACTACCTTTTATATTACAACTTGCTTTGTAACAATTCCAAAGTAATGAACCCATATTATTTGTGACAGAGAAAGTTTTGTAAGAATTACACAAAGGACAATTCATCCTTTTAGTTTCTCCATTCTCTACACTTAATTGTTCTACATATTCATATATATTAATCATATTGTTATACTAAACCTTCCTTGTCGGCATGTGAGATGCTTGTAGCATGAGATTTTTTTTCTGTCAACCCCCTGCGAGTTTGTAATGCTAAATTAGCACTAGTATATGTGTTCTTCATATAAGGCTTTACAGATTGTGGGTTAGCATGTCCTGTGACAGACATAATATTACCCATAGATACACCTGCATCAACCATCTCAACTGTTCCTGTTCTACGTAAGTCAGAAAGCCTAAGTTCCTTAGACAGACCAACAGAGTCCATTAACTTTCTAGCTAGTATGGGTAGCTTAGTAAGTGTGTAAGGTGTGTAGACACCTCTGTATGCTCTTGGGCGAGGTGCTACATACTTCTGAAAGCCATAATCTTCCTGTTGCTGTAGAAGCATCTCACATAATTCATCAGAGATAGGTAAAAATACTTCTGCCCTACGTTTAGACTGTTCTATATTCATACGTTTCTCCTCAAAATCTATGTTAGACCATTCTAACAATCGCATATCTCCTACTCTTTGACACCATTCGTATGCCATGTGAGCAATGAGACCAATACTCCTTGTATTAAAATCAGAGTAAGCGATATCAAGAAACCTGATAACGTCTTTCTTTGACCACACTATTTTTCTGTTAGCTACGACACGTTTCTTTATATTACTAAATGGATTCACTATACAATGCTCCATATTTATTCCGTAATTTAGTAGTACCCTAGTTACAGACATGATGTGATTAGCCATAGACAATCCTCTTTCACACCATATATTATATGACATCTTAGCCATCTTAGTAGTGAGACTAGACAGTAAAATACTGCCTAGCCTTTCTTTATTTTTAACAGTAGTACTAGCCATTATCTCTAAAAAGTACTTATACTGTGCTTTAGTTTCTTCTCGTAAGTTATTGTATTCAAAGGATAAATAGTAATCCTGTATGAGTGTTTTTATTTTCATACTAAGCTACTAATAACTGTTTGAATCGTGGTGCTGAAATCCATTTGGCAACTTCCTGCTCACGTTTCCACATAGTTTCTGCTTGAGTATCATTGCCTGTATTACGAATGTTAAAACCATTTCTTTCATCAGCATATGACGAGTAGTTAGTGAAAGCAGAGTATAATGCAAAGACATTCTTACCTCTCTTACTGAACTCTTGTTGAGCAAGGGAGTACATCTTCTTAGACTGCCTATCAGATTTTATGATATCCTCAAGTAATAGCTTGACATTAACTCTAACAGGAGTTTCTGCCCATCTTTGCATCTGACTACAACGTATATCAAAGTTAGTCTTAGCATCTTTAAGTTCTTGTATGAACCTATCTATGTTAAAGCCACTTGTATTCTTCTTACGTATCTTATCGTAGTCACCTGAGATTTGACCATTGGTGCAGAACATATCTATTGCTCCTTGATATACTTGATTAGAGCATGAGCCATCAACACCATGTAAGGCTATAACTCTTTCACTTATCTCTGTCTGATGCTTATCTGTAAAGATAGTATGCTTAACATTAGGCAGAGTCACATCTATTAATGCCCATGCACCATTCCTAGACGTTGATATTTTAACGTTAGCATTATCCAACTCATGTGGCATACGATTGTCTTGTATAACTTCTTTGATAGAGTTAAAAAATGTAGGGTGTGATGCACATGTGAAGCCATCGCCTACTATTCCTATATATTTTCCTGTTTTATCGTTGATAACATACTTCTTTCCTTCCATTTTAGTTGGCTCATAGGCTACTCCAAAGTCTAAATTGGTATCTTCTATAGTAAATAGTGGGTTTGTTACGAAATCTAATGGCATATTAATTCTCCTTTTTGCTAATTGTGCCACAACATGTGGCGTTGGGTAACTGATAACTGCTTATACTAAGTTATTAAAGACATGTCAAGTTTTATATTCATATGAACCACTCCATCTACTATAATGGTCATGTTCACACTTGACCTCAGCACCTACCATGTTAGCAATTTGATGTTCCATAGCATCTAACTGACATACTTGGTCATAGTCTATTGGACACTTATCATCTGTGTGAGCATTTATACTTCTTAGATTTTCTAATATTTGCAATAGTGTTTTAGTATCTTGTTTATTTAAGTTTATAATTTTATTAACTTCTATAGGTTTCTTTTTAGTCATGTTATACCTCCAATGCTATATAAATACATAATGCTATTATTAATAGTTTACCATAGTCAAGGTCATATTTAGTACCCTCACCATATTTTTTATTAAAGTCTTCATGAAAGAAGTCTATTAGTCTGTGCCACATATTATATCTCCTCCAATATTTCATCTATATTTTTAAGTACTCTAAGTAGTAGTGGTTTATATTCTTCAAAGTCCTTATTACCATACAGTAATTGTATATCAATACGTACTTGATTAAGTTTTACCACGTGTGGTTCTTCTCTTATCTCAGTTCCCTCAGTCAAATTTATTGTAGCCATTTTATTTCTCCTTTACATTATGGTTGTTATACAACAGTACTGATGCATTTTCAATACGTTTGTTATATTTAAGTTGATAGCCTGTACCTGCATTTAGGGATTCTACATCTATCAATTTCTTATGGTAATGA